AATATTGCTGGTAACTATAACGCCAGCCATGAGCGTATTCGTGAACTTTATAGGTCACTACGGGAACTAGCTAAGAGACATGATGCTGCCCTGCTAGGTGTAAGCCAAGCTTCTGCAGATGCAGAGGGCCGTACCCGTATCGACTTCTCTATGCTTGAAGGCTCAAAGACAGGTAAGGCCGCAGAGGCAGATCTTATCATAGGTATTGGTAAGCATAACGGGGATGGTGACGATAACTCACCTAACCATGATCGTTTTCTAAACATCAGTAAGAACAAACTCAGCGGGTATCACGGCTGCGTTCAATGCGTAATTCTACCAGAGGTGAGCCGCTATGTTGAGTGAAGATGATTTAAAAGAATTCTACGAACTTCTTGAGAAGAATAAAGCTGAGTATAAGAAAACCTCATCCCCTGAGATTAAGGATCTTTTGGATGAACAGTTTGATTTGATCAACGCCTTTATTCTCAATCAAACCAAGATTGCCGCAAAGCTGGCAGGCTTCAAAGTATGAGAGTCTTAGTACTCGACTTAGAAACCACCGTTAATAAAATTGATGGCAAGATTGATAATAGTCCTTTCAATCCACAAAATAAGTGTGTCTCAGCGCACTTTGGTTTTCTTGGTTGGGATACGGTAGATGAGGTGACTAACCTTGTCTTCCATCATAATGAAATAGAAATCCCTGATAGCCGAAAAGCGTTAGAACATTCGTTAGAACAGGCTGACGTGCTAGTAGCACACAACGCCAAGTTTGATGTTGCTTGGCTTATTGCAATGGGCTTCGACATACCAGAAACCGTATTCTGCACAATGCTTTGCGAATATGTACTGGCAAAGGGCCAGAGGCAGGAATTATCGCTTAAAGCTACAGCGGAACGCAGGGATGTAACCCGCAAGAAATCCGATCTGGTAGATGAACTTTTTAAGAGTGGTACGGGCTTTGAAGCAATGCCACTGGATACTGTTCTAGAATATGCAGAAGCTGATGTTATCTCCTGCGCTGAAATATATCTGGCCCAACAGAATGACCTAGCCCATGAAAGCAACCAATCGTTAAGTGAAACGATTAAGCTTACAAACGAAATGCTTCTGTTTCTTGTAGAGATAGAAGGCAACGGCATTAAAGTCGATCTGGATATACTTGCAGGGATCAAAGAAGAGTTTCTTGCAGAACAAGCTGAATTAACCAAGCGCCTAGAAGAAATTGTTGAGCAAGTGATGGGCGATACCGTCATAAATCTCAATAGCGGTCAGGATATGACACGGGTTGTCTACAGCCGTGAGGTTATTGATCGTGATGATCATCAACAGGTCTGGAATATAGGCACAGATAGCAACAACAAGCCTCTATTCCCGCCTAGAATGAACAGATCACAGTTTAACGCTGCGGTGCGGGCTACTACACGGGTTGTATATAAAACCAATGCTATTTGTTGTGATGCCTGTGATGGTAGGGCGTATATACAGAAGTATAAACAGAAGACCCGTCAAAAGAACGGTAAGAAGTATCGTGTTCAAGGCGAAGCCTACAAGAATCTGTCTAAATGCCCTTCCTGTGCGGGTGTTGGTGCATTCTATCAGCCTAATGGTAAGGTAGCAGGCTTACGTCTTAACCCTACCATGCCTTCTGATGCTTCTATCAATGGATTTAAGACCGACAAGGTTACCATACAGCGTTTAATCTCGCAGGCAGAGGCCAAGGGCAATGATACCGCCGTTGAGTTCCTGACTAAGAGCAGTAGGCTTAACGCAGTCAGTGTGTATTTAGATTCTTTCGTTAAGGGGTTTGAAAATTGGACACGGGCAGATGGTATTCTGCATACTAATTTTACCCAGCATGTCACGGCAACAGGCCGACTATCTAGTACTTCGCCAAATATGCAGAACGCCCCAAAGCGTGGGTTTCCTGTGCGTAAGGCTGTCGTTAGTAGATTTGAAAACGGAATCATCGTTGAAAGTGATTTCAGTTCTGTTGAATTCGTTTTGGCTGGGGAATTATCCCGTGACCCCCAGATCATATCTGATGTTAAGACAGGCAAGGATCTACACAAACAGACTGCATCTATCATCTACCAGTGCAGTGAAGATGAAGTGACAAAAGACCGCCGCCAGGCGTCGAAGAAATTCAGTTTTGCGCCGATTTATGGGGGATTAGGCGCTGGAGAGGCAGATCACGTCCGATCATATTTTTCAACTTTTTTTGAGATTTATGAAGGTCTGGGTGCGTATCACCGTAGGCTTGCAGACGGAGTTCTAAAGAACGGTATTGTTCAGATTCCATCGGGAAGACAGTTCTTTTGGCCTAACGTAGTTCGTAAGCGTGGGGGCCGCACCAGCCACTACACACAGATCGTAAATTACCCTGTGCAATCCTCTGCGGCAGATTTGATGCTACTGTCCTGTGTTCGTGCGCTTCGCAAGTTCAGAGAACTTAACCTACGTTCTAAACTGATACTCACCGTCCACGACTCAATTGTCTCAGATGTCTATCCCGGCGAACTTGAGAAAGTTAAAGAAGCCCTGACATGGGCTATGGTGGACGTAATCAAAGAGGCTGAACAGCGTTGGAATTACACCTTCGCCCTGCCCTTAGAAATTGAAATATCAGGCGGCAAAAATTGGCTGGATCAAGTCGAATATGATTGACTTGTGCCACTTAGTTATGCCACAATATAAGTTCCAATAAAGAAAGGTTCCTAGATGAACGATATAACAACAGTTGATGGCTACGAGTTAGAACAATTCTCCGATATTTTAGGCTCCGCAAGGAGCGGAGATTCTGGTGACGGTCTAGTTCGTGTACCAAAATTTGATCACCAGCATTCACCAGATGATGATGATGGAAACGTAATGCCCCGTGGTGAGTTTCGGCTCCATATGCCCGAAGGGATTGTCTACGCAAAGAAGCCTTTATTCAGGCCTCTTATGGCCCACATTCAGTATTATTTGTGGGAAGACGATAAGCTTACAAAATCACTGGTCTGTAATAATTTGCGGGATGAAGCCCGTGATACGGCTGGCGGTATAGCGTGTGGAATGCCTGAGTGGGAAGTTCGTGCCGAAGATAAAGAATTACGCCAGAAATACAAAGACTGCCAACGGCGTGTGGTTCGTGGATTGGTTACGATGGACGGTCATACCTTAGACGGTTCGCCTGTTAAAATTGAAAACCAACCAGCTATTTACTTTGGTAAAGGCAGCACGAATTACGGCGGGTTTTTTAATGAATATATGAATGTTCTGCCAAAAGGCGCACGTCTTCACGATTACCAATCTGAAATGTCTACTGAGCGCATGAAGGTTGGTGAAACAGTATTCTTTAAGATCCACTGGAAGCCGCTTCTTAACAACAAGCTTGCGCTTGATCGTGATGCTTTTGAAACAATGAAGGTTTTTGCACAAACCATTCGTGACGAAAACAAATACATCGATAAAGAACATTTTGCGAAGATGAAGCAGGGCAGCCTCGATACCAAGGCCATCAAAGCTTTGGGCGAAAGTCTTGACGATGATTTTGAAGACGTAGCATGAGCCTGCAAGCTGACATACACAAGGTCTTAGACCAGCTATCTAACAACGAAGGCGATACGCTGGATATTGATGATAGCTGGATAGAAGATGCGGGTGAGGCATTCAAAGATGCCTTACGCCGACAGTTTGCCAAGCGTGAGGATGAAGACTTTCGTCTTCGCATGTCCAACATTGGTAAGCCCTTGTGCCAGCTACAGATGGCTAAAAGCGGCGCTAAGAAGGAACGCAAAGACTATAACTTCATTATGCGGATGCTGCACGGTGACGCTGTTGAATGCATAATGGACGTGATCCTTAAAATCGCCAAAGCCAACATCACGGGCAGTAAAGATAAGGTGGTACTGGAGTTAGAAGGTACAACCGTTAAAGGCGAAGATGATGTTGAGATTGATAACAAAGTCTATGATATCAAGTCCTGTTCTCCCTTTGCCTTTGAACGCAAGTGGAAGATGGGGTTACCTGCCTTAAAAGCTAATGATGACTTTGGTTATGTTGGTCAGCTAGTTGGTTATTCAGAAGCCAAAAGTAAGAAAGCAGGCGGCTGGATTGTAGTATGCAAAAGCACTGGACAGGTTCTGGTGATGGATGCTGCTTTTTCTAAAGATGAAAAGGATACAGTTCTGCAGGATATGCAGATGAAGGCCACTGCTCTTAAAGATGATTGGTCGTTTGATAGGGGTTTTGAGCCTGTCGATGATTTTTTCAATAAGAAGTACACAGGTTCTAAAAAGCTTCCTGCATCTTGTAACTGGTGCGACTTTAAAAAGTCATGCTGGCCCAAAGCCAAGCTACTTCCACAACCTATGTCAAAGGCCAAAGAGCCTAAGAAAAACTGGTATGTCCAGTATGAGGGCATGGAACTTTAAATGGCAATAACCCCGCAGTCTGCGAAAGCAAAAGGTCGCCGCCTGCAGCAATGGGTGAGAGACAGGCTCTACTCCACTTTCCCTAAGTTAGAAGACGGAGACATCCGCTCTACAAGCATGGGGGCATCTGGAGAAGACCTGTTGTTCTCACCCGCCGCAAGACGGTGTTTTCCATACTCAGTGGAATGCAAAAACAATAAAAGTAATGCGATTTATAAAGTGATGGAACAGGCCATCAGCAACTGCCCCAAGGGCGCTACTCCACTAGCCATAATTAAGGCTGACCAGAAGAAGCCATTGGCGGTTGTGGATGCAGATCACTTTTTCAAATTGGCTAAAAGGAATAAAAAATGAATTCTAAATACCTTCCCAAAAATTCAGTCTCTTTGGTTATATCTCTGGATGATGAAGGTCTACCTGTTGTTGATGCGTATGCTAACCTTACAAATGAACAGACAGAAGAGCAAAATACATTTCTGGCTCTGCTACTTAAAGGATTAGAGTTTAGCGCTTATGCGGGGGGTAACTTCTTCGCTTCTATAGGTAACGTCCACGCAATATTGGATAAGTATGAAGAAAACGATCTGGAATTTGAGCCTGACGAAGAACTGGTAGAGAAGCTTCAAGACGCAAAAATCATCCCTATCAACGGCAAGCAGAGGCCAAACTGATGGGTATGGATGATACCTGGTATGATCTTAACGAAGATCCAAACCCCACTTTCGACATTACCCATGATCGGAAAAAAGTGGCATCAGATGGGCTTTCTACTTCTTATTACCAGATCCCTCAACATGCCACTGAACTACGCCATCTGATTAGCCACAAGGCAATGTCTAAGAGCCGTGGAGACATCTTTAAGGCTTGCTACAGGCTGGGCGAGAAACAGGGCACGGACACACTCTATGACCTCAATAAGATGAAGTTTTTCATCGAAGATTTAATCGAAATGCATAAGCGGGGAGAGCATCTATGAATATGCAAGATTATCAAACACAGGCCTCTAAAACCGCAATCTATCCTGACTGTGAGATAGTGGTATACCCCGCACTTGGGCTTGTAAGTGAGGCGGGAGAGGTTGCAGGTAAAGTAAAAAAAGTCCTGCGTGATAACAACGGTAGCTTTGACCCCGTTCAGCGGGAGAAAATTGCCGAAGAAATCGGTGACGTGCTTTGGTACATTGCTGCCCTCTGCACCGATCTAGATATCGGTATGGAAACTATTGCCCAGCGAAATC